ACGCGACGCGGGACGGGCTCGGGGACGGCGTGGTCGCCGGCCTTGATCGCCTTCTCGGCGTCGGCAAGGGCGGCCTTGATCGCCTCGCGCTGCGCGTCCAGGGCGCGGATCGCGTCGCGGACGCGGGCGAACTGGCCTTCGACGGCTTCCGGGCCGAGCAGCCCCCGGTCTCGACGACGCGCGGCGTCGGCCACCTGAGACAGCGCGGACGCGGCGGCGTCGGCGTGAGGCCCGGCCCCCACCCTGGCGCGAAGGGCCGGATCGTCGATCTTCGCGGCGTCGGCCGCCGCTTCGACGTAGGGCGCGAGGCCGGGAAATGCGTAGGGCTCGTTCATCTGCGCCTCGCTGGTTTGGGTCGTGATGGATCGGGCGGGGCCGTCCGTGGCCCCGCTCACAGGTCAGGCTTCCTTCGCGAAGCCGGTGACGCCTTCGACCCAACTATGGTGAGCCGGATTACCCAGCTCCACGGCGCCTTCCATGATGATGTCGCCCTCGAAGGCGTCGCCGCGCGAGCCGCGAGGCTTGTCGAACAGGGGGCGCTTCATGCGGATGCGGGCCTCGGGGGCCGAGAGGCAGACGACGGTGCCGGGCCTCAACAGCGACGACGGGACGACGTTGATCCCGCCGAGGAAGGGGAAGGCGAACAGGTCGATCGGCGCGCCGAAGACGTTCGATCCGGCGTCGATCCGCATGTTCGCGAATCCCCAGACGGCCAGCCCGACCATGAAGTCGGGGCTCACGACCATGAGCGACGGGTTGCCGCCGCCCGCGAAGCACTTCGCGGCGGTGTCGCGCAGGAGGTCCGACGGCTTGTAGGCCGTCTTGTTCGTGGGGTTGGTCTCGCGGTTGGCGGCGGGGACGATGTTGCGGACGCCCAGCATCAGGGGGCGGGACGTGGCGGCGGTGATGCCGACGCCGGTGCCGTAGTAGACGGCCGACTCGAAGTCGTCCATCGCGTGCTGCATGCCGAGCATGCGGTCGCGGTCGAGCGGCGTCTGCCCGATCGCGGCGGTGTAGTTGCTGTCCGCCTGCAACGCCCCGCCGATCTGGTACGGGTGCTGGACGGTCTGGCAGTATTGCGTGTAGCCGTCGTGGATGCGGCTGATCCCGTCCTGATCGACCTCGGCCCCGGTGCGGGTGTTGGTGATGAGGTAGATCGGCGTGCCGACCGTGGTGTGGGCGGCGGCGACCGTGCCGTCGTAGCCTCGCGAGACGGTGATGGTCGTGCCGTTCGCCGTGCGGGCGGTCACGAGCAACAATTCGCTCTCGACCTGGAGGACGTCGCCGACCTCGTACTGCGATGCGTCGTCGGGGGTGACGCTGGTGGTCGAGTTGTCCGCGATCGAGGCGCCGGTGGCCGCGACGCGGGGGCGGTAGCCGTCGCCGACGACCGTGAACTGCGGCGAGCCGACGGGCACCTTCGGCAGCCGGGCGGTCAGCGGGGTGCGGTTGACGAACCAGTTGATCGCGACGCCGAAGACGTCGGTGGGCAGGACGCCCGCGTTCATGGCGCCGTACTGAGTACGGGGCATCGGGGTGTATTCGTAGGCCGGCATGGGGGAAAGCCTCCATCCGTCACGGGCTCACGGCCCATGGACGGGGACAGATGGGATGGTCAGTTGGGCTTGGGGGCGAGCCCGAAGGCCGGATACTGGCCCTGGCGCGCCTGGAATTCGGCCGCGATCGCGTCGAGCGAGCCCGGCGGGATTGGCGTGTTGGCGGGCGGGCGGGTTCCGTCAGTCCCCGCCCCTCCGCGCGTGGTGGAAGGGGCCAGATAGAACGCCAGCGAGGGGTCGCTCAGGCGCTCGCGGATCACGTCGGCGGCCGGACGTCGGCCCACCCTGTCCACGACGACCTTGGAGCCGTCGGGGTTCTCGACCACCGTCAGGAGGTCGCGGACGCTCGCGCGGAAGACCCGCGCGGCCTCGTCGCTGGCGAACCGGACGCCGCTCGTCGCGGTCGCCAGCTCGGCGTTGATCTTCTCGCCGTTGTAGGATTCGGCCAACGCGGCGTACCGCTGCTGGGCCTCCTGCTCCTTCGTGGCGTAGAGCTTGCGGTGTTCCTCGAACGCCTGTTCGATCTGGCCCTTCTCGGCCATCGCCCGGATGGCCTTCTGCTGTTCGGCCTCGATCGCGGCGTTGCGCTGGGCCTCGAATTCCGAGAGCCGTTGCTTGTAGGCGTGGGCCTCCTGCCAGACGTCCAGGGGGACCGTGACCGTCTGTTGCGGCGGGGGGCCGCCGGGCGCGCCGACGGGCGGACGCTGGAATATCTCGCTCGGCTGGGCCGGGGGCTGATGGGCCGGCGGCGCGACGGGCGCGAGGCCGTTGGCGGTGCTGGCGGTGTTCGGCGCGGTCGCGGCGTTCGTGGTCTCGTCGGCCATCAGGCTTCCTCGCTCCCCTCGGTTTCGTCGTCGGTTTCGTCGTCGGACGTCGAGCCCGCGACGGCCCTGAGCCGGCGCGTGGCGACCATCGCATTGAGTTCGTCCGCGATGCCTTCGCCGTCGGCGCGGGATGCGTCCGACCTGGCGGTCAGATAGGCGTCGATCTCCGCTAAAATCTCGTCGTAGGTCTCGTCGTCCAGGCCGCGATAGGCGTCCCGGATGAAGTCGCCGGCCATCATCCGCATGGTGGCGGGGCAGTCGCCGGCCGTGACCAGCCAGCCCGTGAACCGCTCCATGCGCTCGATCTTCTCTTCCGGGCTCGACAGGTCGAACGTCGCCGGGTAGTCGATCTGAAACGAGGCCAGGTCGGGCTCCACGCCCGGCGAGAGGACGCGCATCGCCATGACGGCGCCGGTCTCTTCGAACGTCTTGAGCGTGCCGGCGATCGCCCCCAACAGCTCGTCGCCCCGGCCCTGGTCGATCCGTTTCGATACGCCGCTCTGGGATACCGTCGCGCCCGTGGTGCCCGCCGCGCCGGCCGGCTTGGTCAGGCACGCCTCGCGGTCGGCCGCGTCGCGGATGTTGGCGATGTTCAGCCTCAGCGAGTCGGCGGCGCCCTTCGGCGGTTCCAGGTACTCGGCCTTGATCTGGTTGCCGTTGGCGTCCGTGTCGATCGGCAGCGAGTAGGACGGCCCGACCGGAGTCTCACCGTCGGACTCGATCCACTTCTTGGGGACCATCAGCGTCGGATGGGCCTGCGTCGAATCGCTGATGACCAGCTCGGATTCGCGGTTGTAGGCGTCCCTCTGGTACTCGGCCAATCCCTCATAGCGGGAGTAGCCGACGTCCCGCGCCCGGACGCGGCGGCGGTCGAAGCAGCGGATGATCGGCACCACGCCGTAGCCGTGCTCGACCGGCTCGCCCATCGGCTTGCCGCGATCGTCGAACCGCGCCCACGTCTCCCGGTCCCACATGAGCCACGTCGTCACGCCGTCGCCGTCGACCTGCCTCACCAGGGCGTCCGTGAACACGCCGCGGCGGTCGATCCGCCACCACGGGAGATTGTCCGGGATGATGTGCGACGCGACGCACCGATCGAGCCCCATGCGGACCTCGTCGGCCTTGGTGCGGACGGGCTGGCCCTCGTCGGCCGGGGGCCGGTCGAAGATGACGTCGATGTGGCCAAGCACCATCAAGAGCGGGGCGACCTGAGACTTCATCCAACGGTCGACGGTCGTCCCGAGCCCGTCCACGTCGGCCCACCACGCCTCCAGGGCGTCCGGCCCCTTGCGCGTGACCTCGCGGTTGTAGAGCTTCGACAGGTGCGCGTCGACGGCCTCGCGCACGAAGCCGGGCACCGTGGTGCGAGCCCGACGCATCTCATACGGGTCGTCCGTGGCGGCTGCGGCGGCGCTCATCCCCACAGCCGGCGAATAGCCGCCGCTCAGCGGGTACTCGCGACGGTGTCGCACGAGGTTGCGGATCGGCATGCCGCGCGAGTCGTTGCCGTAGGTCGCGTCGCGGTACGCCTCGCCGCCCTCATACGAATCCAGCATCCAATGCCATCGCCGGATGTTGGCGATCCACTCGGGATGCGGCGCCAGCTGCTTGCGACCGTCGGCGGTCGTCAGGGCGGGCGGGATCGGGTTGTCGC